CAATTGCTGCAAAAGAAGTAGCGGAAAAGGAAGCAAAACAGGCAATTGATGCAAAAGAAGTAGCGGAAAAGGAAGCAAAACAGGCAATTGATGCAAAGAAAGCAGCCGAAAAAGAAGCATCTGTTTCAAAACAGCAGACGGAAGAGCTTCTTAAGGCAGCACAGGAAGCAGAAAAAGCAGCCGAAAAGGAAGCAGAGGGCTTCTTTAAAAGCGGTAACGATGCAAAGGGAAAGGATGCTGAACTTGTAGAAATTACAATCCCTCCACTTAGAGGGAAAAAGGCAAGCAAGGACATTGTCATCACGGTTAATGGAATGGACTGGCAGATTGAAAGAGGAAAAGCAGTCAAAATTCCACGTTACGTATACGAAGTATATCGTATAAGTGAAAAGCAGATGCGTGAAGCAGATGCATTCATTGAAGAAGTAGCCGGTTAAGTTAAGAAGATATATCACGAAAACAACAACTGTAGGAAGGCGGGTGGCTTTTAAAGCTACCTGCTTTTTTTAAGAAAGGGAAAGAATGAAGAGAGTAACAGCAGAGAGCATATTGGCAAATGTGGATGAATTATATCCCAATACGTATGAAAAGAAAGACAAGGAAAAATGGATAACGGAAGTGGAAAAGGAAATAGAACAGAACATCATATTAACACATTACAATCCTGACCAAAAGAAAGAAAATGAACTATATGCCTATGCTCCATTCCACGAAATATATACGTATTATATCGAAGCACAAATTGATAAGAATAATGGAGAATATGACAGATACGGTAACCATATGGCACTGTACAACAACCTGTATGCAGAATTTGAAGCATATTATCACAGAAATCACATGCCGGTACAACACGGCAAATTTACTATTGTTTAAGGAGAAAAAATGAAGTTACCCGAATTGCAAACAATACCATCAAGCGAGATAGTGCTTGATGCGTTTAATGGAATAAATGACAACATATACATTCCGGAAGGATATTTTAAGGACATGAAGAACATGTCTTCTGATTACTACCCGGCATTAGGTCAAAGGCAAATAAGAGAAACATACAAAGTAATGAATAAATTAAATGGTGCAATCACAATTAATGGCTCTCTCTATGCGTGTGTTAAAGACAAGATGTACAAGGATGGAAAAGAAATAGAGGGATTAACACTTAAAAATAATAAAAAAACATTGATAGGTTATGGAGCATACATATTAATCTGGCCAGACAAGGTAATGTACAACACGGAAGACAACAGTATCAGGAATATGGGATATGAATTAGACATAGATGCTCATTCAAATACAACCTCATATCTGTACATATCAGATAAGGACGGAGTGCCTTATGAAATAATGCCCCTTACGTCAGACTATGAGCTTTCATCACCGGATGGTGATAAGCATGTTGAAAACTTTCAAAACAACGTTGCCTGGAAGCCGGGATATGTGGACAGCGTTAATGCATTGACAGGTTCAAAGATGTCCTTAACAGGTTACACGAAAAAAAGAGGTGGAAAATATAAAATTGGATTCTGTCCGCTTACAAGTGAGCACAAGATAGCAATTGAATATTATAACCCGCAAATGGAAATGTGGAGTACACCTGCTCTGTACGTTACATGGAGAATTAATGTTGGTGAGGATGTGGCAAAAGAAATAGAAAGCACATTCAAGGTGGGGGATTTCATCAAGCTGGAGGTATGCAACGTAAACGGAGAGCACGTAAGCAAAGAATCAAATGCATATTTAAGTGAATTTTATGAAAAATTAAATGCATATAACAAAATAGAAAACGTGGTCAGAAAAGGTGGAGACATAGGAATAGTGTTATCCAATACAGGAATTGATTATCTGGGATATATAGAAAAAAGAAAGCTGTATTCAACAGGTCAGTATTCAGTTAATGCTGATTCAGGAAGTGTTGAGCTTCTTACTGCCCTTACATTAGCATCATTTTACATGCAGTTTCCACGAACTGTAGATGCATATGATTATTACACCTTAAAGGTTAAGAAAGAAATCCCTGATATGGATTATATGACTGTAAGTGAAAACAGGGTTTGGGGCTGCTCGAGTTCAAAACACGAAATATATGCCTGCAAGTTGGGAGATCCTACAAGTTGGTATGCATTTTCCGGAATATCAAGTGATTCATATACCGTAACGGTTGGATCAGATGGAGAATTTACAGGAGCGTGTACATATAAGGGCATGCCGTATTTCTTCAAAGAAAATTTAATCATATGCATGTACGGATCCAAACCATCAAATTACCAGTTAAATGAGATACATTATCCGGGAATAGAGAAAGGCAGCAGTCAGTCAATCTTTTTCCTTGGAGGATTGATGTACTTCAAATCAAGAATTGGAGTCGTCAGATTCGATGGAAGCAGTACCCAGTTAATATCAGAAGAGCTTGGTGGAAAGAAGATATTTAAAAATGCCATAGCAGCAGCAGGTGACGAAAAGTATTTTATCTCAATGCAGGAAGGAGAAAAGAATCACTTGTATGTATACGACAGTAACAAGGGAATGTGGCATAGAGAAGATGATTTAAGACCGGATTACTTTTTTAAATTCAAATCTTCAGTATATGCGGTAAGCGGACAGAAAATATATAGGATAGACGGACTTGACGAAATAAGCAGTAAGCTTCCTGACAATGTCAAATCAAAGGAAATAGAAGATTATGAAAAAAATGGAGATTTCAAAATATATGGTCAGGGGTTGGACTGGTACGCAGAAACAGGATTGATAGAGTCAGGAACAATCAAGACCAAATACATACAACGTCTGGGAATTAGATTTGAACTGGCAGACAGGGCAGAATTTAGTGTGAAAGTAAAATATGACAATGAAGATGAATGGCAGGAGATTTACACGAAGGAAGGACGAAAGAATGAGGGAGCAATAAGCATAACCTTTAGACCTAGAAGGTGTGAGAAATTCAGAATCCGATTTGAGGGAAAAGGAAAGTGTTTAATATATCACATTCAAAGAACAGTAAATGAAGGGAGTGATATGCACCGTGGCAACTTTTAAGATGTCAGGACCACCGGCACGAACCGGTGATGCTGAAAAAGATTTGGATTCACTGTACGCATATGTGGATGAACTGTATTCACAGACTAAATATGTGATGTCAGCGATTGACGAAGACAATATGAGTGATGCAATGTTAGAGAAGCTACAGAAAGGAGATTAGAATGGCAAGCATACTTAAAAAGAAATATTTAACGGGAGTTACAACAACAAACCAAAATCAAAGCGATTGGAGTAATCAGAGAAGTACACAAAACAGCAATGGGACAAGTTGGAATACAAGCAATGTTTCAAAAAAAACAATAAACGGATTGAATAAAGCGGAACGTTCATATAACAGTCCTTATTCAAAGTTACTGTCAGGCGCAGTGAATGACATTCAAAACAGAAAGGACTTTGAATATGACTTAAATGAGGATGCACTGTATAAGCAGTACGCAGATCAGTATAAGGCTTTGGGGAATCAGGCTATGCAGGACACTATGGCCAATGCAGCAACATTAACAGGTGGCTATGCCAACAGTTATGCAACCACAGCAGGTCAGCAGGCATACAATTCATACCTGCAGCAGTTAAATGACATAGTGCCACAGTTATATCAGCAGGCAAGAAGTAATTATGATAATCAGACACAGAATTTGTATAACAAGGCTAGTCTATATCAGGGATTGGACAGTGAAGCCTATCAGAGATGGTCAAATAACAGAAATTACTACATGGATAAATACAACAACGAATGGAATAGAAATGCTGTATCACATTCCAAACAGACAGATACATCAAGTCAGAGCTCAAGAAGTGGAAGCAGTAGCAGTAACATGCAGTCTACGTATGCTAATACAGGAGCTGGATCATTGGTACTACCAACAGTTGAAGAAAGATATAATGCAGCACATTCTTATAACAATGCAAAAAGTTTAATAGATGCATATGGTTTGGGCGGAAGAGTAAACACTTATAAGCAGTGGAAAAAACAGCAGGAAGATAAAGAGAATAAAGACAGGACATATACAGATTATCAAAACTACTTATCAGATGCGCTTGGCGAAATGATTGATAATGTGTATACGAAAAAAGCTCGTAAAAAAAGAAGTAATAAATAAGTGGAGGAAAAATAATGGCAAATAGAGTAACTGCAGAACAGTGGAATCAAACAAGACAGGCATCACAGGTAGCAATGATTAATAAATTCTTTGGAGATGCGTCTGCATCCACGAAAGGAATAGGAGATCTCCTAAATGAAAACAATAGCAAGTCAAAATTAAAGAAATTGCAGTCAAAGAGAGATGAAGTAAATGATTTGCTTCAAAGAGCAGAGACGGCCAGAAGTTATTTTAAGAACCAGGGAAATGATAAAATGGTGGAAACAGTTGATAACACCACTAAATTTCTTAAAACGATTAATAAAAACATTAATGCGGCTTTACCTCAAAAAATAGACATAAGCAACACGGCAACAGATTATTTGGACCCAAAGAAGAATCTAATAGACATGGAGAGTAAAAAACAGCACCACGAGCAGAATGTCTATGATGAAAATAAAAACCTGTCATTTGAAGAATTAACAAAGAAACAGGTTGAGAACAACATCAACATGAATGATAAAAACAGACAATCATTGAGTAGAGACAATCAGTTGATTGAAGACATCAAAAGAAGTAAGGCCACAGATGAAGATTACAAAAAAGCTGTAGAAGATTCAAAAAAGGACGTAATAAACAGAGAAAGTGAAGCGTATGACAAAATCATTAACGATTATTCCGATTATGCAAAATATGGGAAAAAAAGCACAGAGCAGTGGAATAAAGAAGTAGAAGGAATGGATTACGCCCAAAAGAGTAAATACATAGAAGAATTAAAGGAAAACAAACCACAGAAAGCATTGGAAAACCAAATTGGTACGTACAAGTCGGGAAAAGAATACTTGAATAGTCTTGGTGATGGCGAAAAGGCAACAGCACAAGGCTTTTTTGATTATTTGGAAGATAACAATAAAAGCATCTATAGTGAGTTAAATAAAAATCCAAAGGAAGAAAAGAACAAACTGTATGGAATGGAAAAAGAGGTAGATGCGTGGAATAACGACAAGGAAAACAGGGACAAAAAAGTAAAATATTTATCTGAATATGCCAAACAGAGTGCCAATGGCTATGAAGATTACAAAAACATAGCTGATGAATACCAGAAGAAAATAGATGAAAGCACAAGTGTAGCTGAAGCGGATAAGCTGAAGCATGAATTTGCCACAAATTATGAAGATGCCTATTTGAGAAGCAAGCAGGAGAACAACTTTAATGAATTGTCAAAAGAAGAGCAGCAGGAGATGATTGACACCTTTAGAAAACAATCTGATAAGAGCATCTCACAGACAGTCAATGCGTATGACAATGATTCAATAGAGCAGGCACAGAACACTGCAAGGGACTTAAATTTAACATATGCAAGAGACAAGAGAGAAGAATTATTAAAGAGAGGATATACTGACAGGGAAATAGACAGTATGTTTGCATACGCACAGGCAAAAGTAAATCAGGAAAATGCTGAAAAAGAATATCAGGAAAATTACGAAAAAGGAAAGGAAACAGGAAAAATTGGTCCTGGTATTCCGGGTAAGGTATTGGGAGCGGTTGCCACGGCAGTAGAATCAGTTCCGGGAAGCCTTGCATCCGGATTAGGTGCAGCATCAACCATATGGTCAAAATTAAAGCAGGGATTCGGAAGTGAGACACCAATTGATTATAACAGTAGCACAATGCGAATCGGTAAGAACGCTACTGCAATGCGAGAAGGAGCTAAAAGTAACTATAACGAAATTGGTAAGTTCGTATATGATGCATTTGCAAGTACCGTAGATTCAGCTGCAACTATTCCTTTATCAAAGATTGTGCCCGGAGCAACAACAGTGTTATTAGGATCATCAGCTGCAAGCAGTGCAATGCTTGATGCACATGATAAGGGAGTATCTGATGCAAATGCCATAGCAACAGGAATTGGAGCCGGAATATTTGAGGGACTGTTTGGAAAATTATCTCTTGATAAGTTGGTAGACATATCAAAGGGCATGACCAAAAAAGGACTTAAGAATGCAATTAAGGGTGTAGCACAATCATCAATGATTGAAGGTAGTGAGGAAGGTTTCACTGAAATAGCAAATATTCTGTGGGACAATGCCGTCAATGGTGACTTATCTGACTATAACATTGCGTTAAAACAGTACATGGACCAGGGAATGACCAAAAGCGAGGCAAAGCAGCAGACAGACAAGGACATGGCCAAAAGAATAGCATTGAATGTTGGAGGAGGAATGCTTGGAGGTTTATTCTTCTCACTGCCGGCAGCAGGATATAGCAGAATACAGAATAAAGGAAACATTGACATAACAGACCGTGGCGAAAAAATAATAAAAAACAATATGAATACGGAGTTAAAGGAATACATAGAAGACAATTATGATAACAACAGCGACGTGTACAAGTTAATGGAAAACACGGATTTTACAAATGCCGGGGAAGTAGGCTACTTATCCAATGCAGTTGAATTAAATGAATATGAAAATGCAATGCAGAAATTTGATGATGCAATGATTCCGGCTGTTAAGTCACGTTTGGAAGAATTAAATGTTCCTGAAAGTGATGCTACGGATTTGGCAATAAAGACAGTTAAAAATATTGGTCAAAAAAACGATATTGATGCAGGACAATACAATGAAGCCTATAAACAGGTAAAAAGCGAAATAGAGACGAAAAATAATGGAGCATCAGTAGAATGGATTGATAACATTGATTTAACCAATCAGGCAGAACACATTAACAACATAAAAAAGATAGAAGGACTTAGTGAAGGAAAAAGCCTTAAGACAGAAAAGGAAAAGAAAATAAAGACGCAGCAGGATAAACTGGAAAACAATGTAAATGACAGCGTGGAGGAAAAAATAAACAATGGAACAGTTGTAGAAAACGGAAAAGCAAGCCTTATATCTGATGAAAATGCAAAGTTTAACATATTGTCCTTAAGCGTGGGAACAGATGGAAGAACAAAGGTAAACACTGACACAAGACAGACATATGACATTGACGATGTGATTGTAGACAGAAAGACGGCAGAGCTTAACGAATTTGCTAACGAATATGAAGGAGAGGACAGACAGAAGTTTTTCAGATCCTATGATGAAAACAATAATCTGTCACCAGCAAAGTTTGCCATGTACTATAACGAGGCTTACAGATATGGAAGCGAAAACCTAGGGATTGAGTCAGCACTAAAAAATAGTAGACTTACAAACGTTTTAAACGTAGATGCCATTGCTCGTGCCTATGATAGTGGAAAAGCCGAATATTGGCAGAAAATTGAGCAGAGAGAAGTAAACACGGAAAAGAATAAGCAGGGAAAGGTAACATTTGACAATGTAGTACCAAAAATGCTTAACGAAACACAGGAAGCGGCAGTCAATGTTGCAAAAGTATTGTCAAAGGTAACAGGTGTGGACTATGAGTTCTTTGAAAGCAAAAAAGACAGTAACGGAAAGTATCAGGGAGAAAACGGAAGCTATGACAGAAAAGAGAACAAAATAAGAATAGACATAAACGCAGGAATGATTAGCTCTACGGAAGGAAACAATGTAATGGTTGTTACCCTTGCACATGAACTTACTCATTATGCAGAAAACCTTGCACCTGCAGAATATGCAAACCTTCAGGAATTTGTATTCAACAAACTCTCAAAGGAATCAGGAAAGAGCATAGAACAGCTGATAGCAGATGAAATAAAAAACAATGGTGGAAAAATCAGCGAGGACGTAGCAAAGAGTGAACTGGTGGCAAGAGGATGTGAAGCAATGCTAACAGACAGTGAGAGCATAAAGGCACTTGCAAGACAGGATGCTGGATTATTTGCAAAAATCAAGACGAAAATAGACCAGTTCTGCAACAAGATAATAAAGGCATGTAAGGAAATCCTGAACCCTGACGGAAGCATAAAGGACAGTGCAATTTCGAAAGAAGCACAAATGCTACAGAATTATGCAGAGGAGTTAAGAAGCCTTTGGAGTGAGGCAGTAAAAAGTGCCGGGGAGAGTAACTACACTGTTTACAATGGTAATACAAAAACAGATGAAGTTCGTATGCTTAGAACAGATGAATTTTATGAAAATGTTACGCCATGCACAAGAGAAGATGCATTAAAACTAAAAATGATTGACATTAAAAACGTTGCTAGGTATAGAAATGAAATTGATGGTGTGTTTACAGGAAAATTGGATAAAGAAAAAAAGATATTGTTAGGCATGCCATCAAGAAGTCTTATAGAAAAAGGATTAGAAAATAAGCCAATAACGATGAGTCAGAATGTTGCAAGAAAAATTGCATATCCAATGAATTATAAAATTGGTGATAAAAATATGCTAGGGAAAGACAACTTAGGAATGTCTGTTCTTAAAAATCTCATTTATCAAATTAATGATCCGATGGCAATTACTAAAAATACAAACAATCAGGAAAAAAACAATGAAGGGATAGTTATTTGGACGAATTGGAAAAATGAGAATAACGAATCAATAATAGCAGCCATACGAATAGATAAGAATGGTGAAATAAAGGTTGGTAATACGGTAGTAACTGTATTTAATGCAAGTAGTGATTATGCAAAGCAATTTATTAATGATAAAACAAAAGTGCTTTACACAAAAAACAATAAAGACATCAACAGCCTTTTGACAGCAAGGCGACATATGCCAAGTGCAAAGACTGATGATGTCTTTATAAAACACAATGTAGCGCACAACAAAAAAGATGTCAAACAAAATAATAAAAATGACAATGAAATTTTATATTCATATGGTGGAAGGAAATCTGCAGAAGCTAATCTTGAAGAGCTGGAAAATGCAAAAAAAATGGAAAAAGAAGGTAAGTCTTTTGAGGAAATATTTAAGGAAACAGGTTGGTTCCGCGGAATTGACAATAGATGGAAATACGAAATAGATGATTCTAAAATGACGTTTGACAGAAGAGGTCATTTAAGTTTGAAAGATAATCAGGATTACAGACGTTATAAGGAATTATCAGAAAAGATATTTGGAAATTCTGATTTTTCACAGAATGAATGGGAAGAGTATGGGCAGTTGGAAAAGACACTTTCTGTTTTGGCAAAATTTAGAAGTGGTGGAAACACTGTTGGAGATTATGTAAAGCATGACGAAATGTTTAAACAATATCCATTTCTCAAAGATGTAAAATTAAAATTCATTGACATGGAAAATAAAAAATCAGGTCGATATGATGGACTGAAAAATACAATTTTTCTTAATAAAGAGTTAAAGAATAATGTAGATGAAGTTAAAAGAACAATGCTACATGAACTTCAACATGCAATACAAAAACATGAGGAATTTGCCGGTGGAGCAAATGTTGAATATTGGAAAGGAGAAAAAGGCAGAGAAGATGTAAATGTATATGATAGAAATGCATCTTATATCAACGCACAAAAAAAGATAAATGAAATAACACAGAATGCACCAAAGGAATTTGTGGAAAAGTATAGGGAGATTAACCGTAGTATGCTAAAGGCACAGGAAAGCAAAAAAGAGTCTGATTGGAACGAACACATAAAGCTAGAAAATAGTATGTACGATAATCCAAAATATGGTCAGTTATATCAGGAATTAATTGATGCAAGATGGGAATTAGTAAGTGCGGTGGAAAATGTGAAGGAAATGACACCGGAAGATATGTATAAAAACACTGCAGGCGAAATTGAAGCAAGGGATGTATCTAAAAGAATAAATTATACTGCTGAACAAAGAAAAAGTATTATGCCTGATAGAGGAAACAATAAGACGTTATTTTCAAGTAGTAATGATTATAAATATTCAGAAGAAACTCTTAAGCAAAACCGAACTGACAGTGAAGGAAATAAACTTACCAAAGAGCAGCAGGAATACTTTAAGGATTCAAAGGTTCGAGATGAGGATGGAAACCTTAGAATTGTGTACCATGGAACTGATGTAACGTTTAATGTTTTTGATAGAACGAAAACGAGAAGCAATATGGATATTCAAGGCTCGTTTTTTAGTCCTTGGGAAATAGACGCAGGAGGATATGGAAACAACACCAGGGCTTATTATTTGAACATTAAAAATCCAGCAAGTGAAGCTATGGGGTACAAAGCGCTAAATAAGTTCAAGGGACAGGAAAATGCAGGAATTAAGGCGAGAGAGTATCTTGAAAGTTTAGGATATGATGGAGTAAATAATGGAGATGAGGAATATATCATATTTAATTCAAATCAGGCCAAATTGGTAGCAAATGAAACCCCAACATCAAGTGAAGACATACGGTATCAGGACAGAGAAGCTAATAAGAATACATATTCATATGATGAGTTGGTAAAAAAAGATGATTTGGTAATTACAAAAGAAAGAAGAAATTATAGAAATTTAGATGCATCAACATGCATAAATAGAATAATTTCAGATTTAAAAGAGGAAAAGAATAGTATTGTTCATAACGGAAACGTGGCTATTAAGAATAATGACACAGGAGACTATATTCTTGTTACAAAAGGAGCGTTACGACATGGAATTACAAGTGACCGAACAGGTGCTACCAAATTAGTAAGTGCTAATATTGCAGAGGCAATAAGGAATGGAATAAGAGTTAATGTAGCTGTTGGAACAAGAAACAATGCAGATAGTGCATATATACTTATGGGAAAAATGGAAGCAAATAGCAGTGCATCAAAAGGAACATACTATTATCGAATGGTTGTAAACAGGTATGAGAGTAATAATAGAAATATGTATTACATAGATGATTTGTATAGTATAAAGGTACAAAAAAAGAAGACCAGCGCCGCTCGAATAGCGACTAGCGTTACAGCTAAAGCTGATGGCTTCCCTGATCCTCTTAAAGTAAAAGTATCAGACTTTCTAAATGAAGTCAAGGATTATTATGGAGAAAGCCTGTCAGAAGATGTAAATAATCATGTTGGAAGAGAAAGAGGAAAAAGCGACATTGAAGGACTTTTATATCAGGACCGAAACACAGATTCAAGCAGGGAAATCCTTGCAACAGCACTGGAAAGCACCATTAAGAATGACACAGAGAGACAATATATTAAGAATTATAGAGATAACATAGATAAGCTCTATGATCTTGATAAAAAGCTGGACATTGTAAATGGTGCCTTAAAGGAAATGTATTTTGCACCGGGAAATAAACCTACTTCAACCATAAAGGATTTGCAACAGCAGGCAAACGGTATCAGAAAGCAGATGAAGAGATATGAAAATAATCTTTTAAAACTCGAATCAACAAAAACATTAAAGAACTTTGTTGAAAGAGAGAATAAGGCAGCAGCTGTAAAACAGAGACAGGTTGATGCAGAAAGATTAAGGGAATATCGAACAAAGCAGAATGAAAGATTTGACAGAATGCAGAAAAGGTATCAGGAAGCTGCAAAGCAAAAGGTAGAGAACCGGAAAAGGATTGAGGCAAGAAACAAGGTTATCAAGAGAGTGGATAAGCTGAACAAATGGCTTGAAAAGCCAAATAATAGAAAGTATGTACCTGCGAAGTTCATGAACAGCACAGTGCATCTGTTAGACGGATTAAATCAGGATGTAATGAACGTGGCACAGAGACTTGATGATGTAAGGGCAGAAATGGCAGGATATACAGAAGTGCCACAAAACCTTGTAAACCGGTATACAATCCTGCTTGAAAAAAATGCACAGCTTGAAAAAAGAACGGAAGCACTGTCAGGTTTTTACAAGGCAATAGAAACAGATCCTGATTATGCAGGAAACTACAGTCAAACCGTAATGGACCAGATAGACAAGATGAAGGAAACCGTAAAGGACAAGCCTATTGGTGCAATGAATGTACAGGAACTCAACGTGGTAAAAGATACCATAGATTTGCTAACAAACGAGATAACCAAGTGGAATGAAACTCTTGATACAAAGTTCATTGATGGTGAAGAAAACGAAATGAACATAAAGGAAATATCTGACAAGGCATATAAGGAACTTGTACAGAGACCAAAGGTAAAGGACAACATGGTACAGACATTCCTTAATTCGCAGTTATCCCCAACAAGATTCTTCAAGAGAATTGGAGGATATGCAAAGAACGGAGTTTGGGAACAGCTGGGAGAAATGCTTAATGACGGACAGAGAGCCAAGTTAAGATATGAGCAGGGAGCAGCAACCATATTTGATAAGGTTACATCAAACAGAACGGATAAGAGCAATCAGAAGAATCTGGCAAGGCTTAAAAAAGAAACGGTGGACATTGGACTTGTAGATGAAGACGGAAAGCCGGTAGAAATAACAAAGGGAATGATGTTGTCAGTGTATAAGCACCTGCTAAATGAAGAAAACTTAAGACATGCAATGTATGGTGGCTTTACCATTCCTGAACTTAAGGACTATTACAAGGGAGACAGAAGTAAGGCTTATGCACAGAACAAGACAAGAGCACTTGGAGTATCAGCAGAACTTGCACAGCTTGGAAAGGACATTCAAAAAGCATATGATCAGGGGGCAACGGATAGTGAAGTTGCTAAAATTGAAAGCGGACACAAAGAAATCATTGAACGTGGAAAAATGCAGATGGCTAAAATCAAGAACACCATTGAGGGAATCATAAAAGAAGATGAGTATCTTAAAAAATGGGTTGACTGCAGCAGTGAATATTTTGAAAAATATTCAAAGGATGCAATTAACGAAGTCACAATGAAAAGATATTCAATGAAGAAGGCAGGAGTCGACAATTACTATCCAATACATACGGACAGCAACTATTTGGCCAAAGAAAAGACCGAAAAGGGAAGCAAGGCTGCAAATCTTGAAAATTCAGGATTCATGCAGGACCGTGTAAAATCAACGAAGCCAATATACCTTGAAGACATCACCAATGTTGTTAATGATTCAATATCCGGAACAGGAACGTATGTTGGTTATCTTATCCCACAGTATAACTACAACAGAATTTTGGGATATACAACTGACGGATTTAAGACAAACATCAAAAATGCACTGGAAAAGAGACTTGGAGAACAGGCTACAGGTTATCTGTCAAATCTCGAAAAAGACTTGTTTGGTGGAAGAAATGGTGAAAGTACATCCAAATTCATGTCAAAAATGAGAGGTAAGGTTGCACAGGGTGCATTAACACTTAATATTCCGGTAACATTTGGCCAGGCAGCATCTTACTTTACTGCAGCACCAACAGTTGGATGGAAAAACCTTGCGAAAGCCTTTGCAAAGGGTGGAAAAAATAACTTTGTCTTATCAGCAGCAGACAGAGAGCTGATTAATAAATATAGTCCGTTGTTATGGTACAGAAATCTGGGAAACGTGTCACAGGACATTCACGATTCAAAGAATGCTGATGGAATCTACAACAAGATTAATGACAAAACCAATGGTTATCTTTTCGGATGGATTCAGAAGGCAGACGTGGCAACGGTAGGCAGACTATGGTATGCCGCACAGTATTACGTTAATGATAACTTTAAGGAGTTAAAGAAAGGCAGTGATGAATACTATGAGCAAACAGCAAAGGTATTCAACAAAATAGTTGAGGAGACACAGCCTAACTACACGGTGATGCAACGTCCGGCAGTGCTTAGATCTAAGAATGAAATAGTAAAATCATTCACAATGTTCTCAACACAGAGGATGCAGAATTATAACATCCTGTTTGATTCGCTATCAACAGCTAAAAAATACAGCCAGGACTTTAAAAAAGGCATAAATGGAGTAACGGCAGAGGATGTTAAGCAGGCAAACAGAACAGCAAGGAGAGCAGTTACATCACAGATAGTGTCTGCAGCAGTTCTTGGAGCAATGAAGACAGCAGCAGCCTTAATGTTATTGCAGTGGAAGAACTTTGGAGATGATGAAGACAAGTTCAGCAGAAAAAATGTTCTGAAATATGGATTAGACCAGTTCATGTCAAATATATCAGGAACAATAGTTGGCGGAACGGACTTATATTCATTCGTGTCATCCATAATCAATGATGATGTATACTATGGAATATCCTTAACCGGATTTGACGCAATAACAGACTTTGTTGAGGAAATAGAAGATTATGCAGCTAAAGTAAAAAATGGCAAGCTATCAACAAAAGATAATGGCAAACTTATTAAAAACTTTAGCACATTTATGGGAATACCTTATGCCCAAGCCAAAAAAATCTATGAAGGAGTTACCGGATGGACACAGTATACTGCATCAAAGATTGAAGGGGAAAATAAGGAATTAACAGATTTTGCACAAACTAATGAGATTACAACAATCAATAAAGTCAGAAAAATCATTAAACAGAAAGATTTTGATACAAAGGCATTTGAGGAAATCATGCAGGAACAGAGAGACAACATCAAATCATCTCATCCTGAATACAAAAAGAGCGAGGTGGATAAGAAAGCAAAAGCAAGTCTTAGAAGTAGATTTACAACAGAATTAAAACAAAAGTATAAATCAAAGGAAATGTCAAAATCAGAAGTTATTGAACAGATGAAGAGAACAGAACTTTACACAGACAAAAGCAATCCATACAAAACGCTTAAAAATTGGGATAAGGAATAGCAAAGCAGGGGGTTAGAAATAGCCCTCTGTTTTTTGTATGCTTTTTTTAGAAAAAGGAGAAAAAGCGTTATGGAAAAAGTAATATATGACTTACGTTTGAATATTAAACATGCAGGATGCAAGCAACAGATTGAACTTAAAAAGGGCGAATCAAATGCAAGAGTGTTCAGAATAGAATTAAGTGATGGGACAGAGCCAATTAAATTAAATGCGATTGACCATACAGCAGTGATAAGAGGGCTAAAAGCTGACCACACAATAATCTATGACACAGCATCAATTAATGAAGGTAAGGCTGAATATACTCTAGGTGTACAGGACACGGCAGCAGTTGGTACAACCTGGTATGAGGTACAGATTATTGATTCCGGTCATTCAGACAACGAAAAAAAGGTGCTTTATACAGCACAATTTAAGGCAGTGGTTTCTGATGAAGTTGTTGATGAAGAAACGATAACATCATCAGACAGCTTTAACAGGCTGGAAACAATAATAAATAACAATCAAAGCTGGTTAGAACAGGCTAGAGAGGACATTGACTATAGAACCCTTGTGTATGATTCGGAACTTGTATTGACCGCAGCATCAAATACAACTCCTGATAAAGTGCATAGTGATTATTATGGTACATACCTATTAACGTTTACAAGCCCCTGGTTTACAAGAGACTGTGATTTTATAGAAATTAAAAATGAGTCAATAAATAATGTTTGCAATGTCACTGTGCTAGACAGTAATGGGAAAGAAAGGCAGATAGGGCAGATAGTAGCATCCGAAACACAGAAAGTAGATTTAAACGTTGTAAATAAACTTACATATCGAATAGTAGTATCCGGAATGGGACCATATGATGCGGACATAACAAAGTTTAAATTTTACAAGTATAAATACATATCTGCAGCTATAGATGATGTTAATAAAAAGCATAAAGAGGATATAGATCAGGTATATGCAAAACATAACACGGATTTTGAGACAATAAGGCAGCAGGTGATTAAAAGAGTAAAGTTTTATTCTACTGTTAAAAAATTTATTGAAGAAATGTTAAAGATGCCAAGTGATACATCACTATATACAAGCATACATGTTATCAGAGATTCAGTTACCCCAATTCTGTATGTAAGATATATTGATTCTGAATATAACGATTTCAAATATGTTAGTGATGAAAGTTTCTACGAAAACCTAAGTGTTAAAGATACAGGAGTAAAGATTGGATATTATTACATAGCAGCGGTATCTGAACCACGTACATGGAATTATGATGTGCTATCTAAAATAGTAAGTGTTCCATATACAAAAACTGAGGTTAGGGAATTACTTAATGCGGTTAATCAGTTTAATGTAGCTATCGTAAATAAACTTCCGGAAGAAAATATTGACAGCCATACTATTTATTTTGTACCGAAGGAAGATAAAGATACAAGTGATGATTATGATGAATATATTTACCTTAATAATAAATGGGAACATATTGGAAATACAGTTATAGATTTATCTAATTATGTTACACGGCAGAGAAAAATAGCAGAACTTTCATTAGAGAAAGATATTACTGCATCTGAACTTCAGGCAAAACTTAAAGAAAGTGATAATTATTCTTCAGATGTCACTCAGGCATGGCTGGAACGATTTGATGATGACATAAAGCTTAGTCAAAAATTTAAAAATGCGATTAAAGAAGAAACTTCAGGAAAGGTTGATAAGGAAAATGGAAAATCACTGATAGATGATAACGAAATTGAGAGACTTAAGAAAGTCAATAATTATGACGACACGAACATAAAGAAACAGTTTAATGATGAAATTGAAAAATTAAAAGGCACGCTGATTGAAAATACGGTATCAGGAACGGAAATCAATCTTACGGATTCGTCTGATATGAACATACAGGAATTGCATTTGTTTGGCAGAACTGAACAGAAGACGACTAAGGGAATACAGCTTTTGAATTTGAAAGATGCAAAAGGTGGAACAGGCGATGGAGTAACATACACGCCTAACGGAGACGGCAGTTTTAAAAGAACAGGAACAGCAACAGGACAAGCAGGCAATATATGGCTGAAAGGTTACTATTATTCAGACTGGGAAAATAGAACGCCAATAATCACATTAGGAGTAGGAAAAAGCTACTACATAAAAGATTGTGCAATTTTTCAAGGACAAACACTTATACTATCATCAGAGAGAGGTTCTGTTATTAATGTAACAGAAGAAAAATATCCAGAGGGAATTAAAATTACGGGAATCCGAAACACAGGATTTACTTTAAATAAAACATACAACGAAGTCATATATCCGATTATCGCCGAAAGCTCAACAGCAGTAGATTGGGAAGAATATACAGGCGGACAGCCATCCCCTAATCCTGAATATAAGCAGGAGATTAAAAGCGTTGTAAATCCTATAGTGAGCGTTGCTGGGAAGAATATTCTTATGCCATCAATTCCAAATTATTCGAGTAATGCCACTATAACAATTCAAGATAGAGTTGAAAATAAGATTAAAATTAAAGTTAACAAACTTTCAACTACGAATACTACCTATATTGTTGTCACAATTCCAATTACAAGAATGATAAAAAAGATTAAACCGAACACTAAGTATACAATAATATTAAAAAATCCATCTAATATAACACATACGTTTATTGGACTTGCTGATGGCGGAAACAGAATAACGAACACAGTAAAATTAACTGATAACAGAGTTGTACTTACTACGATTAGTGATATAAATAATTATTCTACAAAGTATCCATTAATATTTTACTTAACCGGCTCAGCGATAGAAAATGCAACGATAGGCTTTGATGATATAGCGGTTTACGAAGGTGAATATTCAAATGCAGAAATTGAACCATACAAACCGATTCAGTCAGTAACGATTAATTGTAATTTCGATAGAATAGACGATATTCAAGATGAGTTAATTGTAGAAAACGATGGTTCAAATAAGTTAATTCAAAGACTTGTAGACTTGCAGAATATTCAACCTGTAATACAAAGATTGTATACAAAAGACACAAAAGCAGCAAATACAGATTTAGTATATTTTTACGTAAAAAAAGCACCAAGAGCACTCGCAAAAAAATATGGAACTGTTAAAGCCAGCAGTAATAAATTCAGATGGGCAAGTTCAAATATATGGGCGATAGATGAGCCATATGTATTTGACGTATATAGTACTGAAAATTCAGATAATGTAAGAGTGTTATTTCGAATTAAAAAAGATGATGATATTGATGAAATACTTAAGGCGGGAATTAACATTGAATATGCATTGGAAGAGCAAATTGTAGTAGAAGATTATTTATCTCCCGAAGAGGCTCAAGAAATTTTGGAACTAAATACCTATAAACCAACCACTACGATTTGGAGTGATCAAAACGTAGATATGGAAATTAAATATATAGCTGATCCTAAAAGTTATATCGACAATAAATTTAACGAGCTGGCAAGTGCTATTGTTGCATCAGCAAGTGAGAGCGAATAAGGAAAGGAGGTAATGTGACATGGAATTTAGTTTAAAAAATTTTGTTATGAAAACCTTAAAATCAATGAAAGATTCCGGTGAAGAGGAATACAAAATCAATCAGTATGCACTTAAATACTTTGAGCGTAATGTATTGAAGGAAGAGGATCTTGCTGAAGTTGAGAGTTGGTTTATAGAAAAAGAAAAAGACTATGTTGATGATGGTGTTATCATCCAACCTGATGGAATAAATTAAAGAAAGAGGAAAAACAAATGACACTATATCAAGTCCTTAGCATAATAGGAGTTCCATCATTAATTACTTCCGTAATTGTATATAGCGTGGGTTCAATAAGACATAAAATATACAAGGAAAAAGCAATTCGTGATGGAGTATTAGCAATTTTACATAACATGCTGTATAAGCAGGGTATAGAGCATATACAAAATGGTGAGATAACGTTTGGAGATATGAAAGATTATGAATATCTCTACAACGCGTATCATGAGCTTGGTGGGAATGGTACAGGTACCGAAATTTTCAACCGGGTAAAAAATTTAAAAAGTAAGAAAGGAGAACATGAAGAACATGATGAAAACTAAAAAATGGTTAAAGGCGGCAGGAGTCAGAGCTGTAAAAACTATGGCACAGACTTTTGTTGCAACAATTGGATCTGCAGCAGTGTTAGCAGCAGTTGATTGGAAAGTGGTAACATCAGCTACAGTGTTAGCGGGAATATTAAGCATAGCAACAAGCGTGGCAGGCTTACCGGAAGTAGAGGATTAAGGAGGTATAACAAATGAAATTTAAAGAAGTTTTAAAATTAATGAAAGAAGGTAAAAAGGTTAAACTACCATCCTGGGGAGGATATTGGTGTTGGAATAATGAAAAAAACACTGTAGAAATGCACTGCAGAAAAAAGGAAAGTGATTCCGGCAATGACATTTTGGATATACGGGAAACCCAGAGAGTAGAATACACTCTTGAAAATATATGTTCTGATGAATGGATTATTGCAGACGAGAAAAATACACCAATATTAGGTGGTGAAGCAACATTCGATTTCGGTCAGGCAATTAAATATATGAAACGTGGATTAAAGGTGACACGTAAAGGTTGGAATGGTAAAAAGCAGTACATTCAACTGGCAACAGGAATATCATATAAAACTACAGACGGAAAAGTTGTAAATTGTGAGCATGAAGCAATTGGGAATAGGGCTATTGCATTTGTTGGAACATCAGGTGTCCAGATGGGATGGCTTGCATCACAGGCAGACATGCTTGCAGAGGATTGGATTTTTATGGAGGAATAATAGATGAAGAAATACATTGGAGCGCATGATATTAGAATTGATAGGACTAAATTGCATCCCTGGCTTAATTATAAGCTGGGATTGTTGCTTAAGCAATGCTCGAAGAAAGGTATCTACCTGATCATAACGGAAGGATTCAGAAGAAAGGAATATCAGGATTGTCTGTATGCTAAAGGGAGAACTAAGCCGGGGAGAATTATAACAAACGCAAAAGGTAGTGATTATTCCAGCCAGCATCAGTGGGGAATAGCCTTTGACATTGCTTTGAAGTATGATGTAGATGGAGACGGACGAATCACTGATGACACATATAACAACAAAGGCATAAAAGACGTTGCTAAAATTGCCAAGTCAAAGAAAGTTGGTCTTGCATGGGGGGGCGACTGGGTTAGCCCTGTAGATACTCCGCACTTCTATCTGTCAAAATGGGGCGATACTCCGTCGCAACTGAAAAGGACTTATGGAAATTTTGATAACTTCAAAAAGACATGGACTAAAACTGTATCAGGAGCAGGAAAGAAAGGTATCCACATATTCAATAAGACAAGAACCAAAGTTCTTAAAAAAGGCATCAAGAATGGAACAAAACTCAATGTTTTGTATTTAAAATTCTGGTATGCTAAGGTAGAGTATCGTGGTATTGTTGGATACATGAAAAAGAAATACTTAAAGTAAGAAGAGAGCGTTTCGGCGCTTCTTTCTTTAGTTTGTGTTGAATAATATTGATATTTGATATAGAATAGGGAAGTCATGAAAACAACAAAATATTAAAAAAAATCAATATAAATGCAGTTTGCATTAAAAAAGGCAAAAGTCAAAGCAGGGTTATTTTCGGTAGAAAACACGGTAGAAAACCAAAAAAGCATCACCACTAAAAATAGCGGTAATGCCGATAAATAAAGGAACAGCTCGTAGGGGAATTGAACCCCTGATTCCGCCTTGAGAGTGCCACAAAACACTATGACACACTATGACAAAGAAAGACAGAAACGCTCTACACTCCCGATAAATAAAGGGAATGCAGAGCGTTTTGTCATAATATGTCATAAGGTGTCGAAGCCTGCAAAAGTCAAAATAGGGTGATTTTCGGTAGAAAATTAGGTAGAAGAATTTTCTGATAATTAACCAATGTTTTGATTTTTTTTATCATCAGATTCAATTCTGCTTTCTAAGGTCTTAATAACATTGCCTTCAGCAGTAGAAATATCATTGACATAAAATGTTTCGGTAGTCCGGGTGCTGGAGTGACCGAGTACTTTTGATAATGCCTTAAGGTTAGCTGCTTCGTTAACAGCATTTGTAGCAAAACTGTGCCTTAGGTTCTTTAATGGAATGACCGGTAGTTGTGTTGAGTTATTTTTATTGTTTTGCTCGATTGCTTTTTTAAAAAAGCGTGTTATTCGATTTGGCAAAACGACTTTGTTAAAATCATCCGTACAAATATAATCCCATGGCTTTATCACAGTTGACATTCCAAGCATTTTATTAATTTCTATTTGCTTTTGCTTTTGTTTTTCAATCACATCAATTGTTAATTGCATTAATAGAACAGTTCTTTTAGATCCAACTGTTTTCATTTCTGTCAGCTCTGCGTAGTTATCCAATGAATGTGTAAAGTTTAAAACTTTTCCGTCATAATTTTTCCACTGCAGGGCAAGAGTCTCACCACGTCGTGTTCCTGTTGTTGCAAGAATGACAAGAGGAGTGTAAAAACAAGAGTTTTTAACTTCAGGCAAGTTCAAAAAATATAGAATTTGGTCTGGAGTCCATGTTTCATGTTCTGTTATGGTACGAGGACAAGCAAGAATGACACCATCACAAGGATTCTTACTTATTGCATGCATATTAATGGCGACCTCAAATATGGAATTGAGGGAGCCCATGATTTTTTTCTTAGTCGGTTGTGCCATATCCTTTCCGTCTTTACGCTTAATAAAAGAAAAGAAAGATTGGATATCCTGAGTGGTTATTTTATCTATTAATTTGTTACCCCATAATGGAATGCAGTGATTTTTTATATTCCGGACAGAGGTTTGATAAGACTCGTTGGATTTGTATAACTCTTTTGCGGTGGATTCTTTCCAAATCTCAAATATGTTAGAAAACTTACTTGGGTTTTCGGATATCACCAAATTACCTTCCTGATAATCATATTCCATTTTGACACGTTCCTTTTGTGCCAGCTTCTTGTTAGTGAATCCTTTTCCCCACTTTTTCTTTTTTGTAACCTTGTCGTAAATCACAGGGTAATATTTATTTCCTTTTTTAGTAACAAAACCCATAAAAAACTCCTTTCATAGCATTTAAAAGTATAAAAATAGCGCAACCTTGACGGCAGCGCTCTACTTTGTTACAATGAGTAAGGTATCAGTCACGTTCGTAACGTGGTGGAGGAGCTGCCCTCGTGGTGGCTCTTTTTTTACCATATCGGTGACTTCACCAATATGGTTTAATTTGATGAATGATAATCTCTGATAGAAGCTTTATAGATAGCTTTAGATTTTATCTTTCTAACACTAAATTGCATAATGAATGCCGGAATAAAAGATAATGAAATTGAAAAATGTGTAAGTAGGAATAATTCTAGGCAAAGATAAATCAGCCAGACAAAAAGATATAAGCAATAACATTCAAGCTTTTCATCTTTATTTCTAAGATCCTCTTCAGGTTCATATTTTAAATATTTAAGAAAAAAAACAAATTTAAACATGTAATACCAAATGACACATTTCATAACCATGGTACCGTATACAAAGATTGGAATATCGTATTTCATAAATTTCTCCTCCCATTGGAAATAATTTCCAACTAATAATTAATTTTTTTGATGTATAATAAATATACATTACATAAGATAAGGTTAAATAATGGAAATATTAGTGTGGCAGGTTCGCAGCAGCAGAGGATTAACTTGTAGAGCGTTGGCGAATAAATGTGGATTATCCAAAAGCACAATTAACAATATAGAAAATGGTATAGTGTCACCAACACTTGAAGAATTATCCTTAATAGCTGCAGCACTTGACTGCCGTATAACCGATCTTTTTAAAGAATAACATAATTTGTAATATATATTTATTATGAGTGACATTTGTCCATATATATGGACAAATAAAGTAAAAGTATTGCATTATGCCTACTTGAAAAATATTATTAAAACAAATAATAAAAAGGGGGTAGGCATGAACAAAGAAAAAATAATTAAAAAAATCACTCTAATGCTTAACGGAATGAATGAAAAGACATTGGAGCAAGTTTTTAAAATAGTACATTTCTATTTTATTAAAGAGGACCATTAGTTAGTGGTCCTTTTTTATTAGGTTAGAAATGTACTTTTTTATAATTTCCCGATCGTCTTTTTTTAGTTTTAAAAATTCTACGATCATTGATTTTTCAAAATCGTCAAGGTCGTATTCTACTGCAAGCTCATCAATAGTTGTTTCCGGAAGAGCTATAAAAGGTTCTCCGTCTCCTTCAATTAACCAAAAGTAATTAACATTAAACTCTCGGCATACTGCTTTAAGCATGCTTTCTGGTATGTTGTTTTTTCCGTTTTCCCATTGACTAATTGTGTTTTTGGCAACTCCAAGTTTATCACCAAAAGCTTCCATAGTAAGCCCCAGAATATTCTTTCTTAACTCTTTAAGGCGTTCACCTTGTGTCATATATTTAATCATCCTCCTTTCTATTTAATTTAAATTCATAATATCACGGTGAAAATGTAAATACAATACAAAAAGTTCTTAATAAGAATAAAAAAGTGTTGACAAATTTTTTTGCAAGATATATATTGTTCTTACAAGGAACAAAAAGCGTAACAGAGAGGAGAAAGGAAAAAATATGAAAAGGAGTGAAATTATTGCAGTGGCAATTTGGCTGGATAAAACAATCTTTGATGCAATAGCAAATTCAGGAATGCCTAAGTATTTGAAATGGATATTGCTGAAGCCGAAAGTTTTTACGAAATAAATAGTAAGGTACTGAAAGGAATGCAAAATGGATAAATGGAAGAATGCCATTGAAGTGTTTAAGCTGGGAAGTCAGCTATCGCAAAGGAATTATGGAAAATCCATTGTGGTTACATATAGCGGTGGAAAAGATAGCGATGTGTTACTAGAAGTCGCAAAAGCAAGTGGAGAAAGGTTTGAAGTTCATAATAGCCATACTACTTGTGATGCACCGCAAACTGTTTACCATATTAGGAATAAATTTAGAGAATTGGAACTAAAAGGCATTAAATGTACAATAGAGCATCCAAAATATAAAGGAGAAAATATTTCAATGTGGAGTTTAATTCCACAAAAATTAATACCACCGACAAGAATTGCTAGATATTGTTGTCAAGTTTTGAAAGAAACAGGTTGTACAAATCGAATGATAGCAACAGGAGTACGCTGGGCAGAAAGTAATGCAAGAAAGCAAAGAGCAGAATTTGAAACAATAACCTCACGTAAGCAAAATTCAATAAAAATAAATAAAGAAATAATGCTTATGAACGACAACAATGAAAAGAGAAAATTAATTGAACATTGCCAATTAAAAAGTAAATCATGTTGCAATCCGATAATTGCCTTCTCAGAAAATGATGTTTGGGAATTATTAAATGATTTAAAAGTGAAAACAAATCCCTTATATGACATGGGGTACAGTAGAGTAGGGTGCATAGGATGTCCTATGGCTGGCAAATGCAAACGTAAACAAGAATTTGCCGACTTTCCAAAGTACAAACAATTATATATTAGGGCATTTGAACAAATGTTAGAAGTCAGAAAATCAAAAAAACTTCCAACGCAATTTAAATCAGGTGAAGATGTTTTTTTATGGTGGATGGAAGATGACAACATTGAAGGTCAACTAAGTTTCGACTATGAAAATGAAAGAATAACGAGCAAGTTGATTGAAAATTATTAAGGAGTGAGAGGATATGGAAACCACCAAAATGGATTTAAATACGGCATTGTACATTTGGAGAAGAAACTACAGTTCGTCTAGGGGAGTTGATAAGATTTTTTTCAACACAGTAGAAAAGTGCATATTAGATTGTATACGAAAAGAAGAACAAAGCAAAAATGATGGTTGGATTTTATGCAGTGAAAAAATGCCACCTGAAAGAGATAGTATGTTTGCAAAATTAAAAGGTACAAATAGATGGCGAAAAATTATGTTTGAGAAAACTTCCGATAAAGTCCAAGTAACCATTGAAGATGAAAATGGAGAATGTATAACAACTACAGCTCATACAGTTGACGGACAATGGCACTGCGATTTATTGGTGATGCATAAAGATTATAAAATCATAGCATGGCAAGCGTTGGCAGAGCCATACAGAGAAGTAGATTAGATGGGAGGTGAGCAATATGGCAGAACAGCAGAAGCCAATTAATTTTGATAAAGAAAAAGCTGAAGTAAAGGAAATGGTATCACTGATTAAACAGCTTAATTCAAATGAGCAGGCAGCAGTTAAAGGAGTGATGATTGGACTTAAGATGGCCAATGAAAGGCCAGCTTAAATTTAAGGAGAAAGCAATGGAACAAATGAGCTTAGTAGTATTAGCTTTCGTAGCAGGTTTATTGGTTGGGATTATTAACAATAGCATAGGATTAGCAATAATGCTGTGGATTTTCTGGTTTGTATTAATTTTTAAGAATTAATGTTTAATTATTCTAAAGAAAAATCATTAGATTGTGAGGTGAAAACATGGAAAAACAGTATTATACGGTCAACGAAGCAGCGGAAATCACCGGATTAAGTACCCGGACTATTAACAGAATGTTGGCCAGTGGAAAGATTCCACGATATAAGTACTCAACAAGGGTATTGATTCCAAGGAATTATTTAGTTGGAGAGCAGTGCTTAAGTCAGGAAGCACAAGAGATTTAAGGAGGAATAAAAATGGCGAATACAAAAAAAGAGGTTGAGTATACAGCACTACACTCAGCCTCCGTTATAAAACCTAACAGACTTAATATTAAGTCTATGATTAAAGTATATCAGATATGTACACAGAAATACAAGCGAATAAATTTAGTAAAGAACATCATTATTGGAATTTTGACAGGAATTCTTACGAAAGCAGCAGGACTAATGGTTGAAGATGAACTGTATCTTATAGTTTTATGGATATTTGGAGTAACTGTTGCTGTTGTTTATGTGCTGGGTTAGATAGATTCAGTTGTTAATTTTCTTATGTTGGGAAGGAGCTATAAATGAAAGAAAATATATATGGAAGGAAAACAGTAAAAACAACACCCTATTTCCCCAAATGTATATATTCAGGAAATGTAAGGGAAATTCCATATGAGATAGCTTCAAGCAACATTACTGAAGAGTTTAAAAACAGATATAACTTTAAATTCATGGACGAAGAGTGTGATTGTCCATCATGTGCATCAAAAAGAAAAGACCGGGACAGGATGATTAGAAGACTTCATGAAATTAAGGATTATAAATCATTAAGAGCAATGGGGGTTGAAGTTTAATGGAGTATTTAATAGGTGGAATAATAGGCTTTCTAATTGGACTTGTTATTGGAATATTTCTCGTATGCATATGTGTGGCAAACGGAAGGGATGAAAGGGTGGATATGAAATTAGAACCGAGCAAAGAATTTAAAACTGAAATGGGATGTTTTATAACGCATGATCAGGCAGAAGAGATAGACAAACTGTATTTGGAGAAATGCAAAAAGCTGTCAGAGATAGAGAAAGTGGCAAAATTACAAGGTATAACGATTAAAGAAGAACCTTTCGTAAATCCAACACCTTTCGTAGAACCAACCAAAATTCTTATGAATGGAGGTATGGAATCTAAAGAATATGCGGAGAGCCTTAGAGAAAAATATAATTCATGTGTAAAAGCATTAAAAACAATTATTGAAATATTGGAGGATTAAAGATGATAAAGAAAGGCAAATGTATTTTTTGTAACCAGTCTCAGTTATTGGACGTGGAATGTGATGCCGATGAAGAAAGATTAAATCATATTGCAACAATGCAGTGTGAGTGTGAAAATGCAAAGCATTATCAAAATACACAGGAGATAACAGTACAGATTGATGAAAACCTGGGGGACAGATTTCCTGAAGGAAGCATGCTAGCAAAGCAGGCAGTTGCGTACATAGACAACAAAAAAATTAAGTCCGTAACGATTGATACAGGATTTTGCACAAAAATAAAAATCAGTGCAAATAGTAAAGGAGAAATTTCAGTAGTTGCAACAGAAAGTCATAGTAATGTTATTCAGTAAGAAAAGAGGAAGATAAATGAATGAAATGAAAAATATAGAAAATATTAATGTGTCACAACTGGAACCACATCCGAATAACCCAAGAAAAGAGATAAGAGATATAGAAGAATTAACGGAGTCCGTAAGAAAAAATGGAATTATGCAAAATCTTACAGTTGTTCCTATTGAAGGTGAGAGTGACAGATACAGAGTAATTATTGGTCATAGACGACTTACAGCAGCTAAAGCAGCAGGAATAGAGAGTGTACCATGTAGAATTGCAAGAAATTTAAGTGAAAATGAACAATATGAAATAATGCTTATGGAGAACATACAGAGAAATGATCTGACAGTGTATGAGCAGGCAGCAGGATTTCAGATGATGATTGATATGGGTGAGACTGTAGAAAGTATTAATGAAAAAACCGGATTTAGTAAGTCAACCATCTATCACCGCTTAAACATTGCAAAATTAAATCCGAAAACATTGAAGAAAAAAGAAGAGGACGAGTCGTTTCAGTTATCAATTAAAGATTTATATGTCCTTGAAAAAGTTAAAAAGGTATCGGATCGAAATAAAATTCTTAAGAAGGCAAAAAATTCAAGAGAATTAACATATATGGCAAAAAATCAAATTAGAGACGACAAAAGAAAAGATAACGAAAAGTTAATTTTAAAAGAATTAAAAGACCGGAACCTGACAAAGATACCTGAATCCAAATGGATTTATGACTATGAACAGGTTAAAAGATTTGACCTTGATGCAGACTTAAAAAAAATAACTTTAAAGAAAACTTCAGAACAATTATATTATGCTGTCTCATATGCAAGTTTCTTCATATTGAAAGATAAAGTAAAGGATGCAAATGAGAAGAGTGAATTGTCCGAAAAAGAGAAGCAAAGAAGAGCGAACAAGAGAACGTTAAAGAAGGTTCAGGAAAATTTATATGACAGAATAACTGACTTTGTAAAACAAATCATATACGGAAACATTGAAAAAATAGATGAAGAAATTCTGCAGGATGTGTGGAAGCTCGCTTTGGATTTTAGAATAACACTCAGTAAAAATGAAATGTATAAAACCGTGAATGAGATGTTTTACGGAGATGACACTGGCTTTTATAACATGAAAGATAAAGACTTAGAGTTAATAGAAACACGACTAAAGGATATACCAATCGAACACCAGATATTATTGATTATAACTAAAGATGAATTAAAGAGAGAGGATATTTATTCCTATTATTTAAGTTATCAAAAGCGAACGGCAACCAAAGTAAAGGAATTAGTAGAAATATTAAATAAGTTCGGATTGGTTATTAGTGAAGAGGAAGATAAATTGTTAAACGGTAGCCATGAGGCTTTTGCGCAGGATTAGGAGAGATTAAACATGTATTATGAATTATACAAAAATGGAAGATTTATTGCAGTAATGAAAGTTAGGGATATAGCTGAAAGATTGGGAAAGACAGAGCCAACCATAAGAAACGCAATAAGAAAAGGAACACTTGTTGGGGAAGAATATAAAATCGTAAAGAGTAATTTAACTCCATGTGAAATTCAAAGATTAAAAAAGCAGCAGACTCCAAATAAGAAGCCTGTATGTATTACAAAATCAGAAATTGTTGACTTTAAGGGAAATATGGAACCAGCATCTGCAGGAAAGACATTTGCATTGCCGGTATGGAGGTAGAGAAATGAAAAAAGGCAGACGACCGACGAGGGAACAAAAAATAGCAATTAAGGCAAACGGTTTGGATCCCAATAACTGGTTAGTTATAAAGAAGACACCGGATGACTTAACAATCGTAAATAAAAAAAGCAAAAATGTAAGGACAATCAGATATTAGTTTTTACATTAAACAGGTTTAAAACGAGGTCAAAATGGTCTCGTTTCAAACTTGATATTCACATTATAGTTGCAAGGAAAATTAGAATAGATGTACGTTTTAAGAACATATGTATTTAAAAATTCAATAGAGATTGAGAAAAAGCATACTCATCGTTTTAGAAAAAAAGGTCAGAAACGGAATCAGAAAAGTAATCCAACACCTGAAACTATGAAAAAATATAATTTAGTTAAACAGGTGGACTATTTGAGACGTTTAATTAAATTAAATTTTTACGAAGGGTACCATATGGTGCTGACTTATGACAAGAATGACAGACCTACACCAGAGTTAGCAAAAAAACAACTCAATAATTTCATAGCAAGAATGAGATACCATTTGAAAAAGCAGGGAGTTGAATTTAAGTACATAACAGTAACGGAATATGAGAATAAGGCACTGCATCATCACATTATCATTCAGGACATTCCCGGAATATTAAAGCTTGTAACAAAACAGTGGAAACATGGTCAGGTCAACTTTACACCAATGCATGACGATGATGATGTTGATGTCTTGGCTAACTATCTGATCAAAGAAACATCAAAAACATTTAAGACGGATGGCGTGCATAAGACCAGGTACAACCCAAGCCGTAACTTGGAAAAACCAACTTATACGGAGGAAATTATTATGGCAAATTCATTCCGTAAGGAGCCAAGTGTACCAAAAGGCTACATACTGGACCGTGACAGCTATGTGTATGGTGTCAGTGAAGTAACCGGGTATGAGTACCAAAAGTATACGCTTATCAAAATCCGAGTCAGCGAAAGAATGAGGAACTAACCTATGGCAGAAAGCTACATCACATCCAAAGTTAAATGCCCATTCTTCAGAAAAGTAGATCCTAGAAAGATTTCCTGTGAAGGTCCTTATGATGATTGTGAATGCATCAATCAAATATACAAGAACAATCAGGGAAGAAATCTGCAGCTGAAAATCTTTTGTCAGGATAATTTTGAAAAATGTGAAATATACCGGATGATTAAGGAAGCCAAATACTAAATTCACAAAGAAGAAACTGTTTTATGCCAAAAAGGGCATATAGAAGAAACAGTTTTTGTTTGCGTGAAAGAAAAAACAGAAAAAAAGCAAAAAAAATTTCCCAAAAAGCAGGGGGTTAGAAACCCTCTGTTTTTTTCGTGTAAAATTTTCGCAAGAAAGAGGTGGATTTGATGGCAAAAAAGAAAAGACCGGAAGATGTGTTAATGCAAGTAAAAATCGAATACATAAGCAATCCCAAGATGTCTTATCGAAAGCTGGCCGAAAAGTATGGTGTGCCTCTGAAAAAAATAAGCGAATTAGGCAAGAAAGAAGGTTGGGTACAACTAAGGAGACAAACAGGGGACAAGATTTTAAAAAAAACCATAAACAGATTATCAACAGAAAAAGCTGACGAGTTAGCGGGGATAATCACAACGGCGACGAAGGTAATCAGAAAGATTGATAAAACCATTGATGAGGACGAAAAACAGTTCAACAGATACATAGTGAATGAAAATTTTAAGGCAAAGGAAAAAATTTTCAAAAAAATGGATACAAGAGCAATCAGGGACATAGCGACCACGCTTAAGGACCTGGCAGCAGTTGTAAGTTTATCAAACAACAAAGAAGAACAGAATGACAACATAGAGATAGTATTCAAGGACATTGAGGAGAGCTTAAATGAGTAGCGTTCAATTAGTATTGCCAAAGCCTCAACCAAAGCAGGAGCTTTTCTTAAAGGCAAGAAAGAAATATGTTGGATATGGGGGGGCAAGAGGAGGCGGAAAGTCTTTTGCCGTAAGAATTAAGGCCATAATGCTTGCCATCAATCATGGAGGCATTAAACAGTTAATTGTAAGACGAACATTCCCAGAGCTTAAGAGGAATCACATTGAGCCAATGAATAAGCTTCTGTTTAATCTGATTCAGGCAAAGAAAGTTAAATATAACAAGACAGATAAGATGTTCACCTTTTGGAATGGCTCAACCATAGAATTCATGTACTGTAATCAGGAATCAGATACAGATCACCTGCAGGGTGCTGAATATGATGTGATTTACATTGACGAAGCCACGCAGCTTCTTGAATCCCAAATTAAGGACATAGCTGTATGTGCCAGAGGAGTAAATGGCTTCCCCAAACGTGTATATTTTACCTGTAACCCGGGAGGAAGAGGGCACTCCTACATAAAACGTGTTTTTATTGATAAAAAATACCTGCCGGGAGAAAAGCCGGAAGAATATGAGTTCATTCAGTCTGGCGTAAAGGACAACAAAGCCTTAATGCTGTATAACCCGGACTATATCAGTCAGCTTGAAGCATTGCCACCGAAAAGAAGAAAAGCGTGGCTTGATGGTGACTGGGATGTGTACGAAGGTCAGTTTTTCGACGACTTTGTCAATGATGAAAAACATTACCAAGACCGAATATATACCCACGTCATAGAACCTTTTGAGCCACCGAGACGCTGGCAGATATACAGGAGCTATGACTTTGGATATGGAAAGCCCTTTTCCTGCGGTTGGTGGGCTGTTGATGAAGAGGGATGCATGTACCGAATATTGGAATATTACGGATGCGCAAAGGACGAAGAAAACGTTGGGGTAAAAATGACACCTGATCAACAGTTTTCGGAGATTTCTAAAATTGAGCAGACTCATCCGTGGCTTAAGGGAAAGAACATATTAGGGATTGCGGATCCGTCAATATGGGATGGTTCAAGAGGTGAGAGCGTGGCAGAAACGGCAGAAAAGTACGGCGTATATTTTGAGCCGGGAGATAACGCAAGAGTAGCCGGCTGGATGCAGTGCCACTACAGGCTCCAATTTGACCATAACGGTTTTCCGATGATGTACGTATTCAAAAACTGTGAAGCGTTCATAAGAACAATCCCAATATTAATATCATCAGACCAAAATCCGGAAGACCTTGATACGACCATGGAGGACCACGTGGCGGATGAGTGGAGATATATGTGCATGTCAAGACCGATTACTCCACCGGAATCGCCTGTTAAGGAGATACCTGCAGACGATCCGCTTAACTTATATCACTAAACCAAAAGGAGACGAAAATGAAATTAGGATTTAAAAGAAAAATCAAAAAGGGAGAAAAAAACGTAGTAAAGGCAAGAGACAACCTTACAGAAGAACAGGTGTCACCTGCAAGTGACATGGTCATATCAGATAAGCGAAGTAACATAAGTAGCAAAGGACCAATAGGCAGGGATGAGATAGCAGCAGCAGTTGAGACATTGCTTAAATACAAAGAGGGAAAGGTCAATCTGGAACAGAGAATCATCGAAAATGAACAGTGGTGGAAAAGAAGGCACTGGGAAAAGATGCGTCAGACAAATGAAGAGATAGCTCCTGCATCAGCGTGGCTGTTTAACTGCATAATGTCAAAGTATGCTGATTACATGGATGCTTATCCGGAACCGAACATACTGCCAAGAGAAGAGGGAGACAAGCAGGAAGCAAGGACGCTTACATCAATAGTGCCGGTAGTATTAGAGCAGAATGGATTCTACAAGGTATACAGCAGTAAGTCTTGGAAGATATTAAAAGACGGAAGCGCCATATATGGCGTCTTTTGGGACGGTTCAAAACTAAATGGACTGGGAGACATAAGCATCAAGAACATTGACTTCTTAAATCTGTTCTGGGAACCGGGAATAACAGACATTCAGGATTCAGACAACGTATTCCACGTCAATTTAATATCAAATAATAAACTTGAAGCCATGTACCCGGAGCTTAAGGGAAAGCTTGGGAATGGAGCAATGGCAAAGGCACAGTATCTGTATGACGACAACATTGATGTAGCAGACAAGAGCCTGTTAATTGAATGGTACTACAAGAAATGGCAGAACGGACAAAGCGTTGTGCATTATGTCAAATTTGCAGGAGACACGGTACTGTATGCGTCAGAGAATGACACGGAACGTCCGTCAACAGATAAGGAACAGCCAGTGATAAATCCTGAAACAGGAGAGGTGGAAACAGATTCTGAAACAGGAATGCCTGTTTACGAAACAATTCAGGAAGAAACAGGAGAGGAAAGCATAGCGGAACGTGGATGGTATGACCACGGGATGTACCCGTTTGTTGTGGAAACAATGTTCCCGGTTGAAGGAAGCTTATGTGGGTTCTCATATATTGACATATGCAAGGAACCACAGAAATACATAGACATGTTAGACCAGGCGGTATTAAAAAATGCTTTAATGAATGCCATTCCGAGATATTTTTCAAAACAGACCTCAAATGTTAATGAATCAGAGTTCCTTGATTGGAGAAATCCACTTGTACACGTTGTAGGTGATATGTCAGACCTTGGATTGAGAAAGATAGACGCTCCGGATATGAACGGTTCTGCAATGACAAAGATAAATGACAAAATTAATGAGATGAAGGAAACGACAGGGAACACGGATGTTGCAAGAGGAAATGTAGGAGGAGGCATCACATCAGGTTCAGCAATATCTGCCCTGCAGGAGTCCGCAGGAAAAACTTCAAGAAGTCAGAATAAGATGGCATATCAGGCTTACAGTGAAGTCATAACAATGATCATAGAGTTAATCAGACAGTTTTATGATGTACCAAGACAGTTCAGAATATTAGGCAAAAAAGGATATGAGTACGTAACATATAGCAACGAAAACATAAAGCCACAGCTTCAGGGGAACGTGTTTGATGTGGATGATGGGTACAGATTACCTGTATTTGACATAGAAGTGTCAGCACAGAAGCAGAATCCATATTCAAAAAACAGTCAGAACGAGCTTGCCCTTAACTTATATGGTTCTGGATTCTTTAATCCGGAAAATGCGGACATAGCTCTTGCCTGTCTTGATGTAATGGATTTTGCACATAAAACGGACGTGGTGTCAAAAATTGAGGGAAACGCAAAGCTTTATACTGAAAACATGCAGTTGAAGCAGCAGTTGGTGCAGATGGCATCAATGATTGACAGTGAGAAAGGAACAACAATGGCATCAGATTTGCAGCAGGCATTTACCGGTCAGCCGGCACCTAATCCGGGAACAGCCAATGTACAGTTGGAAGAGAAGGGTGAGCATCCGTTCAATGAAAGGTCAAGAGAACAGGCTAATGCAGCAACACAGGTAAATGAGTAGGAGGATATATGATCACATTAAAATTAACAGATAAGCGACTTGAAGCAAGAGGACACGCAGGATATGCAGAACCCGGAAAGGATATAGTATGTTCAGCCGTAAGCATACTGATATATACCTTTGTAAATTTAAATGATGCGGATGTACTAACGGATCTACCTGACTGCATGATAGTAGATACATCTAATTTAGACATATCGTTTTTAAAAAAAGGCTTTGAATTGGTTCAGGAAGAATACCCGGACAACGTAAGGCTGATATAAAGAATTTAAGCAGGGGGTTAGAAACAGCCCCTTGTTTTTTTATATTATTGACGATGTAAGGGTCGCACCCTAATTAACAGCAGAAAGGAGACATACAAATGTCAAAAAAATATTTAGATCTTCAAAGATTTGCGGAAGGCGCAGCCGCAGGCGGTGAAGGAGGAACGGTCGAAGAAACTGTGGACGACGCACAGAAGGAAAGTACAAAGATAGTGTACGGAAAAGAAGTAACAGAAGACACAAGCGACGAAGGTGAAGAACCAGAAAAAATAGAACCGGAAGAGACAGAACCTACATTTGAGGAGCTGATTGAGGGAAAGTACAAGGCAGAATTTGACAAGAAGGTACAGGACATAGTCAAAAACAGGGTTAAGAACATTAAAGGTGCAGAAGACAATATGCACACATTAGCTCCGGCACTGTCAGTTCTGGCAGAAAAATACGGAGTGACAGACGCCAATGATTTGGCAGGACTTGTACAAGCCATAACAGATGATGATGCACTGTATGAGCAGGAAGCCATGGACAGGGGAATTGACATCCCAACACTCAAACACATTAAGAGCATTGAAGCACAGAACAAGGTGTTTGCAGAAGAGATGGCAAGGAAGGAAAGAGACACCCAGAACATGGAAGCTTGGCAGGACATTCTAAGACAGTCAGAGGATGTTAAAAAATTCTATCCGGATTTTAACATTGAAACAGAAATGCAGAATGAGAACTTCGGACATTTGGTGGCTGTAGGAGTACCGGTTAAGACAGCATTTGAAACGGTGCATCTCGAAGAACTGCAGGCACAGATGGCAGGTGTGGTAGCAAAAAACACAGCCAAGAAAGTTGCAAATTCAGTCAGAGCCAACAGAAAACGTTCAGGTGAAGCAGGCGGAAACGGTCAGTCAATTCAGGTTAAAAGGGATCCTAAGTTGTGGACTAATGAAGAGAGAGACGATATATACGAAAGAGTTCAAAATGGAGAACTGATATATTTGTAGTCTCAAAAAATAGGAGGAAAAAATGAACAAAAATAGAAAAATTATGTTTAATCTGCAGAAATTTGCAGCAGCTGACACAAACGTAACAAGTGGAGCTGAAATGTCTAAGGACATGAAAGACAACTATGACATGGAACTATTAAGAAGATCCCTTCCAAACCTTGTATATGCACAGTTTGGAAAGAAGACACCAATGCCACAGCGTCAGGGACAGAAGCCACGTTGGAGACAGTTTAAGTCATACGGACCCGCATTAACACCATTACAGGAAGGTGTAACTCCTGCCGGATTACATCCGGAACTGGAAATCGTTGAGGGAGAAACAGAGCAGTATGGTGCATTTACTGAAATCTCTGACAGAATCTCGATGGAAACAATTGATCCTGTTATCCTTGAACTTACCAAGCTTCATGGTGAACAGGGCTCCAATACCATTGACATCGTTACACGTAACGAATTAATGACGGGAACGAATGTCTTATATGCGCCTAAATCTGATGGAACCAAGGTTGTATCAAGAGCAGGACTTGATAAGACATGTAACCTTACTCCTAAGGTCATCTCAATTGCAAAGACAATCTTAAAACGTAAGAATGCAAGACAGATTGATGGCTCATATATTGGAATCATTCACCCGGACATTGAGAATGACGTAACAACACATCCATTATTTATTGATGTTAATAAGTATGGCGACAACGTTAAAAAAATCTATGAAGGTGAAATTGGAAAGCTGTATGGAGTCAGATTCGTTGTAACATCAAATGCGAAAATCTGGAATGATTCAGCAGCGAGTGTAGGAGCAACACCATCAGGACTTGCGGTATACGGATGTCTGTTCGTAAGCGAAGATGCATATGGAGTTGTACAGCTTACCGGAGGAAACATGCAGGTTATAGCAAAGCCATTAGGTTCAGGACAGGACCCACTTAACCAGAGAGCAACAGTAGGCTGGAAGGTAACAGGCTATACAACTAAGATACTAAATCAGTTAGGCATAGTCAGAGTAGAATGCTGTGCAGCAGACTTTAGTGACATTGCAACAGCAAACTAGGAGGTAGAACATGGCAGAAAAAAATAGAGAACAGTTACAGAAGGAACTGGAAGAGGCATTGGCTGCAAAAGAAGTAGCGGAAAAGGAAGCAAAACAGGCAATTGCTGCAAAAGAAGTAGCGGAAAAGGAAGCAAAACAGGCAATTGATGCAAA